TAACATCTTCTGCTAAAGCACTTATTTCCGCATATAAAACACCTTCGGTACTATTGATTGATTCAGCACTTCCACCACCCGTACACAAATCCGCCGCGCGGGTAACTCCGCCCGATTCCCCGTGGTTCGGGATGTACGAACTCGGATAGGAGCCGGCTTCATAAACAGAACCATAAACTAAAGAGCCATCTGTTCCGTTTTTAGATATAGCGCCTAAACGACCATCGGTTGGCTCATCTATCAGAGTAGATATAATTCTACCAATACCAGTCGCAGCAGCAGTAAACACAACATAAATGCGATACCATCCATTTCCATAATCTTCAATATCGGCATCGTCAAAACCGCTATCAAAGGCTTTAGTACCTTCTTGCAAGTCAAAATTTGCATAATTATTTCCGCTTGTTGCTCCGCCACTTGTGGTTAATTGATAATACCTTACACCATCTTGTTTTACAAAAATAGAATAGCTATAATCTGTTCCGCTTACCAAGTTTTGGCTATCAAAGAAATATGCACTTCCAGTTGCGGTTGGGTAAATTTTATAAGCATTGTCTACCCCCTCTGGAGATGTAGCAGCGTTTGGAGTAAGAGTTACATTTATCTTATCACTCCATCCATCTATGTATTCGCTATATGCGTTTAAATTCGTCCTACTCGGCTCCAAAAGAAGCGACCCGTTTTCCCCATTAGCGTCGAAATTTATCCGCGGCAAATCGACGAGTACGCCCGCCTTGCCGGTTGTCGCTCCGCTGGTCAGTACGTCGGTAGCTACGAGGCCGCTTTCCAGTTGGGTGTTTTGGATTAGGATATTTAAACCCGAAGCACCAATCACATAAATATAAACCTTTGTAGATGTGTCATTGGTATTGATTGAGCAACGATACCATCCGCTACCAACTGAATTTATTTTAGACTCAATAACATCGCTATCGGTGTAATCAACACTACCATCGCTTAAATCAAAATCTGCGTAAGCGTTTGCACCGCCTTGCATCCTAATCCTCAATATGTTACTTGTCCCCGCTTTAGCGTAAACGCTATAAGTACGGACACCCGAACCATAGGATGTGTTTTGTTCTATTCTTCCGTTGCTACTTGTTGATTGAATTAACCACGCATTGTTGGTGTTATCATACCCGCTTTGTCCGCTGGTTTCCGTTGCTCCAACTGAAGCCCACGTCGTATCGAACGCGTTCGACTGCAACAACAAGTTCTCCCGATACTTCTCAATAAGTCCGTCCGCATTCACTCGCGTCGCCGCCGTGTTGCTCCCGCGGTCAAAATCAAAGTCAGCCCGCGTTTGGTCATAACCCGCTCCGCCTTCGTTATCCGGTGCGCGGTTTCCGCTTGGTAAAACGTTGTATAATTTTCCCGCCTCGTAGGTGCTCGGCACCATTAAAAGGCTTGCTTTGTCAATTAGTGCCATTAGCTTAGTGCATTTATGGCCGCCGTGATGGCCGCCTTGTTTTCGATTGTTGCGTCTTTATCCGTTGCGAGTTGCTCCATATTGGCGAGCGATGCCGCCGGGCTTGTGATGTCGTCTAATGAGTACCACGCTTGTAACCCGTTTGATTCCGCACCGGTTAACCCTTCGTAGCTTTTCCACATCACGGAATTTATCTCATCGCTTGAAAGTGCGCGGTTCCATATCGCGACGTTTGCGAGGTTGCCGTCTACATAGTTAGAAGCGAATGACCGCTCTAATCTCGCAATATTAAACGTATCTAATGTAGGTGTTGAAACGCTTCCGCTTCCCGTGTTTGCAATACTTCCGTCAATATATAACTTAAACGAAGTACCTTCTTTTGTGGCAGTTAAAAAGTACCATTGCTTTAGATTTATTGCACTTGATAAAACGCCAACACTTGCAGCAGAATCATCGCGATGAAAGAAATTTATTTTAGAATTACTTTGCAATTCAATCAAAGAAACTGGAGTAGCATTTGATGTGTTTCCAAAACCTAAAATATTTTGATACGATGCTGTGTCAAAATAAACCCAAGCGGAATAAGTAAAATTAGTCCAATCGGATAGCGGTAAAGAATCGCCCTTTATATAATCACTCGTCCCGTTGAATTCGGCCGAGCCTTGGGCGGGGAAGCTTAGCCCCTGGGTAGTAAACTTACTCGCCATAACTAAACCCTCCTTTATTAAGTTTAAGCCTCCGCTTAGTAGGCCTCTGCGTAGCAGGTAAAAAAATTGAGCCTTTCTCATTCATTAGTAGTATTTAATATATTATAAACTTAGTACTTATTTACTTCTCTTTCTTTTGTATTATATACCAGTTACTGCCCTTTCCGAGCAGGCTAATACCGTCGTAGCTGCGATCCATAGAGTAAGATGCCTCGGCGTCTATACGCTCGCCGCTTTGGGGCGCGAGCGTTATAGTCCTATTAGCTAGTACGCTGTCGTCCGTTTTAAAGCGTAGTATTACTCCGTCCTCAGCTGAGGGTAAGTTTACCGTATAGGTTCCGTTTTCCCCTTCGTAGCTAATAAAGTTAAAATGGTTTGTAGAGCTTAGCGTTTCGCTGCCTCCTGGGTTACCCGTAACCTCGTTTATAGTTACGTTCACTCTAGAGGTAGTAGTAAACTCCCCTACGCTCGTAGTAGCTAGCGTACTGTTACCCGTAACCCCTAGCGTACCGCCTATCGTTTGGTTACCGGTTACCTCGCTCGTAGTTACTGTAATGTCTACGCCGTTTATTACCTCGTCCGTTCCCTGCTGGCCGCTTACCCTTGCTACGAAGTCAGCACCGCCGCCGCTACCTACTGGACTATCTATAGTAATATTACTTAAGTCCTTTTGAACCTTAAACCATTCGCTAGACCATTCGTCCATATTAGCGTTATAAGTCCCCTGCATAGGAAGCCAAAAAGCACTATCGAAGCTGTACCTTACCCCAAATGGATAAGGCCCTACGATCGTGCCGCTATACCTTTCTATAGGTTTCTTATGTAAGCTTAGGACCTCGTTAGTAAGCAGCTTTAGTAAACTCGTATAGCCTCCGCTATTCCCTCGGCGCCATTGCGTAGAAGGTACCCAGGTGCTGCCGTCGTATACGTAAAAGCTGCCCTGCAGTCCTAAAGAATCGCTTACCCTTAGCTCGCCTAAATCTAGTATAAGGTTACTGTTTATTTTAGTGTCTGTATTCGTAGCGCTGTATACTGTAATCTCGCTTACGCCTCCGTTATCATTAAAGTAAGTAGCCGTAACTTCTTTTACTTGGTTGGTCTCGTCAAAGTATACCGGTACCGTTTTTACCGTGTTATTGAATGCATCGTATACCCGGTAATAATTTACGTCGAGCTCAGCGTCGCCGTCTACCGGTAGAGGTGGAGTAACTAGGCTAAAGGTGTTACTTATGTAAGCGCCGCTAGCCTCGTTTCTTGTTGTACCCGCGTCTACTTCGTAGTAGCTAGGTGTAGTTGTCCAAGTTGTAGAACCGTATAGGGGCCCAGCTCCAGGGCTAAAAGTTCTCTTAAGGTAGTGGAAGGTTCCAGGGTTTGCCGCATCTTCTATACGAAGCTCTAAGCGCCATACCGGGCGCCAATGATCCGTGGCTATCGCACCCGCATTACCGTTATGGGTAAGCTGCCAAATAAGCAGGCCGGTTACTTGTATCTTACCGCTATTATCGTCTACTACAAAGCCTAGATCCTGCCTGCCCGTTGCACCGGTGTAGGTTAGTCTATTAGCTAGGAGGTTGTTACTACGCTCCTGGTTGTATCCTACCTGCACCTTCTTAAGCGCTGGTAAAAAGTTAAACTGGTTACCCGCTAGACGTGCCCCTCCTCCGGTTGTACCGTCGAGGGTTACGTCGTCGCTCACCGTAGAGGTAAAAGCTTTAGTACCGTTCTTATAGTAGGCGATTACGTTTCTGCTGGTCTCCGTTCTTTCTATATACTGCTCGAAGTAGTAAACCCCCTCGCGCTGGTAGAACCTAGCGCCGAAAGCCGTACAAAGCTCTTTAAGGATTTCTAAATAGTTAGAGTAAGTTACTGTACCGTCTTCCTGCTTTTCGGAATACACCAAAGCGCTAAAGCGCGTTAATGTCGTTACGTCGGTCGTAGCGTTGTATGTGTGTTGAGTGTCCCAAATATTTACACTAGTGGCGTAGTATATATCGTCGCTAGCGTAAAGCGCATCTACGCCTATAGCATTTACTGCACTCTCTATAAACTCCTCTAGCGTAGTGTTATTTACGTTTGTATACTCTTTATTCGATAAGTGCCCGATACCGTCTACAGCTGTAATACTAAAGACGTAGGGCTTATGCGTATCTTCTACCGTTACTAGGTCCTGCATTATAACCCCAGCCCAATAAAGTACTAACCCATTATCCGGGGGCAGCTCAGTATCGTAGTAACTCATTACTAGACCGTCCTCTATACTTGCAGCTTCCGCATATATACGAATAAAAAAGCGCTCCTCTTGGTAGCCTTTTAAAGCGTTTATAAAAGTGTCGAAGGCGCTGCTATTATTGTACGCGCTTATAGTACAGTTAGAGCCTATAATAGGGCTTACTATATCGTCGGTTTCCCCGCTGTAGTTTAAGGTAAACCCATCACTAGCAACAGTAAAAGCCTCAGCGGTTCCGCTAAAACTTGTATCGTGGATCTCAATTTTAAAGAGCTTATCCGTCGAGCTGTGAAATTCACTATATAACCTTAACCCCATATTTAAAACCCTCTATATCTGCTTCGTATTCTTCCTGCCTTTTCGCTGCTTAGTAAGATGTCCTGGCCGGATAGCTTACCTACTACCGTTACGGTACCGCCACCAGCTCCGCCTAGCATATTTTGCAGCTTAGATAGTGGGGCTATTACTTCCGGGTCCATTCTAGCGTTAGGGTTATCCCCTACGACCGCTAAGGTCTCACCAAAGGCTAACCCACCTTTAGCAAGTTTTACCTCGCTTTGGTTTGCTGCTATTTGTTTCATTTTTCCTCTAGCCGCTCCTGCTAAAGCTAAGAGCGCTACACCTGCCGCAATAGCTCCGGGGCCTCCTAAATTTGTTAAGGCCTTTTTTATAGCCTCAACGGTAAACCCTATACTTATAGCCATTTTACCTAGCTGTTCCGCTGTGGTAGCAAAGGCCTGCAAAACAAAAACCCCAAAACCTTCGAACGCAGCTTTACCCGTTACTAGGCTTTCGCCTAATCTCATTATACCCTCTTGGGCGATGCTATCGACCATACCGACAATAGCCTCGGCAGCTAGCTGACTAGATTCTAAAGCCTGCGCGCCCATTTTTTCGTACGCTATTTTTAATTTATCTAGCGCAGTTATTTTTTTCTCTATTGCCTTTTCTTCTTTCCCTCCTCCAGTACCATTACCGGTACCGTCACCGGTACCGTCATCGCCGCCAGTACCTGCGCCATTAGATATACCGCCCCAGGTAAACATAGAGGTAATACTTGACCACTTATCCGCTAAAAAGTTTTTTATATTATCAACGCCCTGCTGTAGTCCTTCCTCAGTTACTAGCTCTATTTTTTCGCGGGGGTTCATTCCCTCTAAAGCCTCTTGCCAGTTTTTCTCTATCTCTTCGCCTATACCTTCGGCTACTTCTTTAAAACCATTTTCAAGGCCTGCTAGCGCGTTTTTTATTTGTGCTTTATCAAAACTCAAACCGCCTATAATAAGCTTTGCTATATTTTTAAGCCCTCCGGTTATATTCTCAAATACGATTTTTATACTGTCCCAAATACTTTTAAATACAAAAATTAAAAACTGGACAGCATTTCTAAACGCTTGGCTTTCGTTATATAAATCTATCCAAGCGTTAGCTATCTTCACAAAGATTGGCTTTACTTGATCCCAAAATTTATAAATAGCAAAACCAGCTAAAGCTATTCCTGCAATAACTAGCCCTACGGGAGAAAGTAAAGCGCCTAGAGCAGAGGCAATAAAACCTATTGCAGTCATAATAGGGCCACTAGCTGCTACCAATCCTATTATAGATATTATCTGCGTTTTAGTTTCACTACTTAAACTATTAAAACCTTCTATAACTCCCTTTACAAAATTGGCTACCTTTGTAACAATAGGTAACAAAGTAGCTCCTAATTCTACCCCTACATTCTTTAACTCGTTAAAAGCTTTATTTAGTTTAAAGCCAGCGGTATTACTTACATTTTCAAAACCATCATCTACTATACCGGTAGCGTTTTCGATGTTGTTTAAAACCTCTGCGTAAGCTTCGCCCTGGGCTCCTGCTGTACCCAGCACATTACTTAAAGCCCTTACGTTACCAAAAACTCCAGTAAGGGCTTCGTCGTTTCCTTTAAAAGCTTCAGTAAGAAAAGTTAAAGTACTTTGTAGTCCGTCCTTACCTACTTTTTTCCTTAAATCTTCGCTAGTAAGCCCTATAGAAGCTAGCGCCTTTTTGGATTTTTCAGTAGGTTTTACAAAGCCAGTCATAACCCCACTTAAGCCAGTTACGGCTTCCTCTGCCGAAACCCCTAAACGGGTAAAGGTTGCGATATTAGCGCCTAGCTCTTCAAAGCTTATACCTAGCTGAGCGCCTAGACCTACAATACGGCCTAGGGTAGGCGCGAGGCTTTCCGCTTCTAGGTTACCTTCTCTTACGATTGCCGTAAGTGTGTCGGTAGCGTGAGCAGCTGTAAGGTTATCTTTTGAGTAAGCTTGTAGCACACCCGTTAAGGCTTGCGCTATACTTTTAGTCTCTCCTAATCCAATAGATGAAGCCTTAGCCGCTCTTTCTAATACTTCAGTAGCTTGAGCTCCGCGTAAACCCGCAGAGGCTACAGTAAAAAGAGCATCACTTAACTCCTGCTGGCTTTGGCCGGTAGTTCTACTTACATCTTTTACGCTGTCTTTAAAATTTTCTAAAGCTTGCCCGGTAATACCTACAAGGTTCTCAATAGTAGCAAAGCTTTTTTCTAAGTCTAAAGCCATCTTTACGCCCGCAGCTCCAGCAAGGGCGAAAGGTAAGCCTACGCTTCTATTAATCGTAGAGCCCATTTTTTTAGCACTAGCGCCAAAACTTTTTAAGCTTCTTTGTGCTTGTGCTAAACCTTTTTTAAGTCCTGCAGTACTTACGCCTATCCGTATATTAGTACTCGCTATACTCTTTTTTGCCATTTGCTTAGAATTGCTTTAGCTTCCGCCTTAGTTAACTTTAGCCCCGCTTTTTGTGTTTTTTGCTCCCAAGGAAAAAGGCTAAGATCTTTAGGCTTTACCTTTTGGTTTTTTGGTAGCTGAAGGTTTACCAGTATAGTAGTGCTCCACCTCTCACGCTCCCAGCTTTGCTGCTGGGTTACTTCGTATAAATTAAAGAAGCCCTTTAGGGCGTTCTCTAATTCTCTAGGCGTTGCTTCGTAGAAGGTAGCCGGCGTCCAGTTAAGCTGCCCTAAAGCTAGCTCCTGGTAATAGTCAAAAGTTAAAGGGGCTGCCGAGCTTTCACTCGGCGCCCCGTTTACTTTTTTTCCTCTTCCGAGGCTGTAAAGCTAGAACTAAACACGTTCAATACCTGCTCCATAGCTTCGGGCTTTTCGTCTAGCCAGTCCGCTATATCTTCGATAGTATACTTGTAAGGCTGCTTTTCTACTCTAGCGCCGTGCTTCAATCCACACCACACTAAAAAGAGCGCGTCCTTAAGTTTCATATTATCGCCTAGCCTATCTAGGTCGGCCATAGTATAGCCGTTCTCTTCGGTAAATTCCATAAGGGCAGCGAAACCGAATTTAACCGGTCTGCTTACTCCTCCTATTTCTACGTGTTTAACCATTTGCTTTAAGTGTTTGTGTTATTCTATTATACCGTAGTATAAGTAATTGCTCCCGTAAGCTCGAATGTAGCCGAGTACGTTACGTTATCTTCCATACCGCTAGAAAGCTCTAAAGAAGTTACGTAAGCAGAAGCAGACCAGTAATGATCTCCGCTTACCTCGGTAGAAAATTTAACTGTAAGCTGTGAGCGTCCGCTCCAAGCTGTCATAAGATCATCGACGCCGTAAGCGGCATCTTCAGCGTACAAAGCAGATACCGAAATAGTACCCGATTTTGTAGCCTCTAATAAGTCGCGAGTACCGCTTGAGTCCTTACTTGTTGCGTCTCTTGTGTCCATTGACAAAGAAATAGAGCCCTCGGTAGCGTGCGCTATTAGAGTAGACCCTACGTAAACCCCTAAAAGGGTTCCATTCATAATACCAGTAGTTGCCATTTTAATCTAGATTATTTAGTTGTTCTTCAATTATTACGGGGGCCTCGGCCCCAAATTCTACAGCCTTACCAGCTTCTATAAGCTCTTGGCCGTATTCGTTTACTACTCCAAAGTTAGTACCTTTCGCTAGCTTCTTACCGCTTGGTAAGGTTACTTTTTTCGTTAGTGTTATTTTCATCGCTTAACTCTTATTATATACTCTGAATTTGTTAGGTATACCTCGTTTTTATCATCGTTTGAGGTGTCTATATCGGTAAACTGTATAGAATCAATTACTACACCTGCTACCTCTCCGCTGTAACGATCTAAAGCGGTTCTTAATTTGTTTGTTAAATCTGCTACTTCTGCGTAAGTCTCGCAAACTGCTAATATATCGTAGCGTACCTCGTCTAAAGTACTTACTCCGCTCTTCGTGTCGCTAGGTTCTATATCCGATAATACATAAACCACAAAAGGAAAGGCGGCCTCTTGGGCTGCTATCTGCGGGTAAACGCGAGTACCTACGATAGCGTTTACGTCGCTGTCGCTGGTTATAATTGTATATAAAGCCTTTCCTTCGTTCATTTTCTGCTAAGCTGGTTTAAAGTCTTTTTTAGTATAAAGTTTACTTCTTTTTGAAGCGCTTGCTCTACTTGTTTGCCAGCTTGTTTATAAGCGTCTAAAGCGTAGTTTACGTTTCTCTTATTTTTTATCTTTGCTGTTTTTGATAAAAGACCACTTCTGCCACTTGCTACAGATAAACCCTTTTTACCTCCTCTTTTTGTACCGTAGTTTACTATAGCCGCGTAGTAACCGTCGTAGGTTTTACCTGCTCTTGAACCAAAACGCGCCCCTACGTAACCTATTAAGCCTCTCCCTTTTGTAGGAATAAAAGCTATAGACCTTTTTAAATTACCACTTTTATAAGTAACATCTTTAGACTTTCCAGTATTTAAGTTAGTCGTAACCTTACCTATTTTTATACTTGTTCTATTACTGTTTTTTATTCTAGTCTTCATTGCAGTTACTAAAGGCTTAGCGCTTTTACGTAAGCTGCGTTTAAAATCTCTAGCTTTAGATCGGTCTATTTTCTTAAGCTCCTCTAATTTAGCTAGGGCTTTTTCTAAGCCTTCTACTTTCATAACGATACCACCGCTAGCCATTAGTCGGTAAGTCTTGTATCTATAATAAGGTAGTTATCTCTACCCTCTAAGCTTACGCCTTCAATTTCGTAAGTCTTACCGCCCCAGCTTATTTTAGTAGTAGCATCTACATCGCTGCGGTAGCGTACCGTAAACCGTACTTTATTAACGCTAGTTAGCTTACTAGCCTCGTTACCCTCGCTTACGCTTCTATAGTCCACTTTAGCCCATACCTGCGCTAAGGTGCTATACGTGCGTACAGCCTGGCCGAAGCCGTCCGTACTTACGCTCGCACTTTTTAAGGTAATCCTTCTATCTAGTTTACCCGGATCAATCAAAGCGGAAAACTCTATAAGGGTTAAGCAAGTACTCGGAAGCTGTAGGTAAGCGGTGTACGCTGTCTACTCTCTTCTCGTACATTTCGCCAATCATTAACAGCATAGCCATTTTAATGTTAGCGGGTACGTCCGAGGCTTGAGTATAGCCGCAGGTATAACGGATTATAACTGCGTTTACCGTGTCCTTAGTACCGTACCATCCGTACTGCGGAAATACTCGCGCAGGTTCGCTTACTAAGTCCGTGCGGTAGTCGCTAGAGCTTACAGTAATTTCGTCGCCGTTTCCGTCGATATACTTAACACTCGCTAAGCTTTGTACTGGACCGCGGCTTAAGTAAATAATATTTCTATCGCCGTGGAAAGGGTCTACTCCCGTCTTATAGACTGGGAAAAAATCGTAAAACTCCTCTATAACGGTCGTTAAAAGAAACCTCCCTAAATAGCTCTCGGCCATTTGTGTAGAAGCGTCTATAAGTACCTCTAGCAGGGTGTCCTCTGCGTCGCTATCTACGCGCAAATAATCTTTAACCTCTTGTACGGTTAAAGCTTTTAAAGTTGCTGGGGTAATTATACTGTAGCTCATTACTTCGCTTTGCGGGTTGTTCTTTTAGTGCTTTTTTTGCTTACGGCTCTTTCAGTTTTTACGGCTTGCTTCTCCTCTATTACTTCGCAGAAACCAGCATTTAAAAACTCGTTAGCAGCTGCAGAGGGCAGCTCTACTACTTGCCCGGAGGTGTAGTAGAAGTCTGCCCCTGCTATAGCTTGGTTAAAAATAACCTTCATTAGCTGCTCAAGCTTACGCTTGTACTAAGTGCTTAATAGCTGAACCTTGCAATACGTTACCGTCGATTCTACGGTAAGCGATAAAGCCAGTAGACAACGCATCAGCAAAACGCTCGTTAAGACGTAGTAACTGTACGCCGCCAGCTTCGTGTACGTAGTACTGCTTAAGATCACCGAAAATAATAGATTTGTTACCAGTAGCGATACCGTCCATATCTTCGTTAATGTATACCGGCTTACCGAAAAGCATATCCGGCTCGCCTACGCTCATTCCTGGAACGTACGCCGGGAAGTCGTTTGAGCTACCGAAACCTAGAACTCTCACAGCTTTAGCTGTTGCAGAATTCATCATAAACCCAGCGCCTGGAGCGTTACGGTAAGAAGCATCTACGCTGTAGAATAAGTCCATTACTTCGCTAACTGTTACAGCTGTAGCAGAAGCAGCAGTCTTACCAGCAGTAGATCCAGTTACGATACCTTGAGGCTTGCTAGAAGCATCACCAGTAGTAAGGTGAGCGTTAATACCACGCTTCAAACGGTTAGCTAATTGGCCACCTACGAAGCTAGCCAAATCAAAAGCGTTATCGCTGATCAATTGGTTAGATACTTTTACAATTTTAGAAGAGTAAGTAAACGGCTCAAACTTCACGTTAGTGAAAGTCATATCGCTTACGCCTTCTGCTGTACCTTCTCCTAAGATAGCAGCTACTACCGCTGTATCGTCGTTAGCTGGTAGGTTGAAGTGCTGACCGTTAGCCGTGCGGATAACTGTAGCTACTTGCTCGATGTCTGATTTAAATAACTCAGTAGCTGAAACGAAGTCGCTCCAGTTTTCCGGTACCAAGAAACCACCTAAACCGTCGTTAGTAGTAATCTGCGTATCAGTACCGCGAAGCTCTGCTAGTGCGCGAGCCTCTCCAGCGTTAATACCGTTCATACCCTTACGTAAGTAAGCGTTAAAAGCCTCGCGAGCTTCTACTTTAGCATCAGGTGCTAAGTCGCGTAACTCTTCAGCTTTTGCAGCCATTTCTTTCTTCAATTCTTCAGCACGCTCGATACGAGCAGCAGCAGAGCGGAGCTCATCTACTTCGTTAGAAATTGCGTCGAATTTTTGGTTTTCCTCATTAGATAGGTTACGGTTTTCTGCCTTGGCAGCCGCGACCATACCTTGCATTTGCTCTACTAGAGCGCCGCGCTTTTCGCGCATTTGTTTAGCATTCATCTTTAGCTAGTTTAATTAAAGCGTTGTGTAAATTAAAATTTAATTCCTCGGTAGGGGTCTCTCTTGCTACCTCCGCTGCGCTTTCGCCTTGAGGCTCTGCGCTGCGTAGTCCGCTAGAGGCTGCCGTGTAAGCTGGGTAAACTACCGGGCTTACATCGAATAGAGAGCCTACCCTCTCTATATATCTTACGTGCTGGCCTTCTTCCATTCGCCAGCTATCCTTCTCTACTGTAAAGCCAAAGCTCGACTGGCTTAAGTCGCCGCGTCTAAATAGCTCTAGCATATCGTTTCCGTAGCTTGTGTTAGGCATCTCAAAGCGGTAGTAAAGGCCTTTGTCGTCTTCCTTAAGCTCTAAGGTTCCCGAAGTTGTACGGGCTAGTAAATAGTTACTATCGTGGTTATATAACGCTCTTACGTCGTTATCTAAAACCTCACTAAAAGCACCAGGTAAAATAATCTCGCGGAAGCCTCCTAGGTCCTCGCTCATTGAATTAAAGACGCTGGCGTAACCTTCTACCGTTCTACCTTCTACAGCTGCTTTAAGCTCCCCGTCGTAAGCTCTTTGCTCTACGATTTCGTCAAGGCTGCGTACCTCTGCACCGTCTACCTTAGTTAAGGTGCTGAATAGGTGCGCTACTCTTAGCGGCGGCTTACGCTCTACAAAAGCGTTTTCTTCGCTATCGTATTCGTATACGCTAATAAGAGCCGCTGGGTCTTCTGCCGTGCCGTTTACTTTAAAGCCGCTGTCTGCTACTATTTGGCCGTCCGTAGTAATCTCTACTACTTTACCCTGGCTTCTACCTCCGGAGCTGTCCCAGCTCACAAAGTCGCCTACCTTTAACTCGCCTGCTTCCGCGCGTTCTTCTTCTTTATAGCCGGCTTCTTCCATTGCCTCAGCTTTGCCGTAGGTTATAATTATCTCGGTAGCTGTTTCTTCTACGCTTTTAATGTGGCGTAAGCTTTTCTCTTCTTGCATATTCTCTAAGGTTCTTTCCGCCCAGCGGTGCATCTCATCACCACCCCAGGCTGCGTACATTATACTTCCGCATATCTGCTTACCGTCCTCATCTTTAAAGCTTCCCTTATCGTACACTTTAGCACGGCTTAGAAAGCTGTAAATACGCGGTAGCCTATCCTCGCTTACCGCTTCGCGGTTGGCTATGATCCTAGCGGATTCCCAGCCTACCGGAGTACCGCAGTCGGTCCCTTCTTCCTCGCGGATAGCTAGCGCTCTTTTAGCGTTATCGGTTGCAGCTTGTGGGTAGTCGGTCCAGGGCATTAGTCGGCGTCTACGTTAGTATCGTCTTGGCCTGCTCTCTGCATATTAAGAGGCTGTAGGTAAATGTCCCCACCCTCTACCGGGTTAAGGTTCTCTAGGTCTCTAATATCATTGACCGACAGCCAGCCCCAATTCCGCGCGACGGCGTAAGCTTCATATCTAGCCTTTTGGTCTCCTCTCATTAGCCCCTCCATAGTGAAGTAAGCGTAAAGGTTAGGCTCGTCTTCTCTAAATAGCTTACGGTTTAGCTCTACCTCCATACGGCGGACGTAAGGCGTTATACAGTCCCGAACGAACTGTATAGCCTGCTGCTCTACGTTAGCTTTAGTGCTTGAATTATCTAGATCAGCTAAGTAGCTCGGAGGTATTCTAAAGATTCTAGCTATTTCGTTTACTTGGAATTTACGAGATTGTAAGAACTGGGCCGCTTCCGGGTCTAGTCCTATCTTCTCGTACTTCATCCCTTCCTCGAGTATCGCGGTTGAATGTGAATTACTATTACCCGACTGGGCACGGTTCCAGCTTTCGCGTAGTCTCTTTACTACCTCGGTATTTAATCGGCCAGGAGCTGTAATAACTCCGCCGGCGTTAGCTCCGTTAGAATAGAAACGCGCGCCGTACTCTTGGGCCGCTAGCCCAATAGCTACGGCTTCGCGTGCCATTGATAAGGGGCTCTTTCCGGTTAAGCCGTTAAAGCTTAGCCCGACAAAGTGCAGTATTTCGTAATCTAAGTAGGTGTGCTTTTTATCGAATACGTAAACCTTCTCGCCGTCTACTACTTTTACCTCGACCTTCATAGGGTTAAGAGGTATAAGCGCCGTAGGGCGTCCTGCCGCGTTCATTTCTATTTTAGCGTACGCGTTACCGTGTAGCACTAAATTAGAGGCCATAGCCTCGCGGAAGGTAAAGGTAGAGCTTACGCTATTAGGTGCTTTCGCTAGTAAGTCTTGTACTGGATGGCCTACAGCTTTTACGCGGGTTTCCCCGTCCGCTTGGTAGACGTTTAGAGGTATGCTAGCTATAGTTTCGCTAATGATCCTTACAGCTGCGTAAACAGCGCTAAAAGTAAGCGCGTTATCTTCGCTTACTTGTACTCCCGTCTTACTAGTACCAAAAAGCCCCGTAAGCCACGCAGCCGGGTTACTTAGACTCGTACTGGGGTTTTCGGGGGAGCTTCTAAAAAGGCGAGCAAAAAGCCCGCTGTTATTATTTTCTGCCAAAGCCTAGAGTATATACTTTAGGCAAATATACAAAAAACTTTTTTATTTCCTTGCTTAGTTAGCTTTTTTATTGTATAGGTAGGCGCGTTAATATTATTTTTTCGTTCTCGTAGTAGTTGCAGTTGGCGTTTATAATCTTAGTCATAGTGCTATAGTTGATGTCTAAGGCCTTGCAAGCTTTGGTAAGGGTTCTATACCCTTCTACCCTTTTAGAGCTCTTATGCTCTACTAAAATAATTCTCATATAAATAAAATAGTATCTTCTTGTTCCTGGTCGGATCCTGCGGCGCAGGGGTCGCAAATTTGCAGCGCTGTTATATTACTTAAGCTGGCGGTATACGTTCCGCAGCTTTGGCAATAGTACTCTATCTCATTAGCTAACATAACCAAAAGCGATAAACTGTACAAAAGCAAACAGCTTAAATACTAGGGTTAATACTGGAAAGCCTAACAAGCCAGCGCCAATCGCTAAAGCTATATTACGGTGCTCTCTATCTTCGGGGGTCATTACTTTCTTTGCCATTGCTTTAAATAAAATTTAGCTTTTTCTAAGCTGTTAAACTTGCGGCTTCCGTAGAAGCTCGGTGTATTCGGGAGGGCTGTAAATAAGCCGGGCTGGGTCTCTAAGATCTCAGCGCCGGCGTATTGTATTACTCTTTTAATTTTCATAAAGCGCTCTTTATATAGTACCTGCTTTTGCCAGTCTTGCATTATAAATTTTTTAACACTTGTACTAGTTTCTTTTTAGTGTCAGCGTGGCCGCACCATTCGTAGTCCTCGTTATAAAGGTTCCAGCCGTTATCTGCTTCAAAGTTATCGTGCTCTATTTTATAGGTTTTACCGTTTACTGTCGCTGTGTATTCGCCTTTTCTTAGTTTAGTAGTATTCATCTTGTTTGCCTTTGTTGTTATTACTGGTGTAAATATACGGCCTTTTCTTTCCCCCGCAAATAAAATGCGGTTTTTTTTCATATTTATTTTTAGGGCATAAAAAAAGCCCCGGCTGGGGCTCTTTCTTAAGCTAGTGGTAAGCTCTTAAAGTAGCGGCTTACCTTGGCGGGCAGCCGTACAAAAAACTTTGTAGAGGCTTACGCTGCCGTCTACCGTAGTAGCGTAAGCTTTATACGCAGCCTTTAGCTCTGCGAAGGTTTCCGGATCTACTGAATAAATCCAGTCAGTATTTAAGCTAGGCATAGCGCAGGTGCTTAGTGCGTCGGCTGCATCTAACTTAGAACCGTTAGAGATTGAAGAAGCGAGGAAAGAAGAAAGTGAAAGCATAATAAAAGGTTTTAGTAGTTCTTGTTGTTATTACTGGTGTAAAGATACAACACTTTTTTAACTATGCAAATAAACACGTATTTATTTTCATTTATTTTTTAGGGGTAATAAAAAAGCCCCTTCCGGGGCTTTGTATTATTCTGCGATAAAGATCTTACCGTTAGGATGCATAGTAATAGTCTCGTTACTACCGTGGCTTCCAAATCTCCACTTTTGACAATCTCTAACCTCGTCTAGATATTTAAATTCTCCGCCTTCTTGAATGTATCCGTCTACGATATCAAAAGTAAATTTTACCCATCCTTTAGCGCTAGTTTTAATTTTCTTTACTGTAAGGTATCCAGTTGCGCGGCATCCTTCTACTCTTAGTTTCATTCCCGTTTCGATGTTGTTTGCTGTAGTAGTCATTTGTAGTGTTTTTTAGTTGTTGTTGTTTGACACTTCAAATATACGGCAGTTTTTTAACTATGCAAATAAATGCTAGTTTTTTTTCATTTTTATTTTAAGGTGCACTAAGTAGCCTATTAAATCCGCTATAGTATCCTCGGTATCTTCGTTAATACCTACGGCCTTAATCCTATTTAGCTTATCGTCTAACCGGCCCAGTATACCGCTTACCGGATCCTTACTAAATACATTTAAGCCGTTTTGTAAGCTGTCGCCGTAAGCTATGTTTTTATCTATAAACATCTCTTTAAGCTCGTCCATTACCTGGGCTATAGTTTCCTCCGTTGTCATTCTATAAAATAATTAAATCTCGCTCGTCGTATATACTGCCGTCGTTATCGTCGCTCCTATGCTTAGTAAGCCATATACCTACCGCAATGGCCCAAGCTTGCGCGACGTCAATCTTATCCGAGCTTTTGCTTTTATCAAACTTTAAATTTCCTGCCGGATCCGTTTTAGCTTGCACGTTACTTACGCACCACCTTAGCAGGTTGCTACCCGTGTGGGCTATTTGGTTGCTCCTTATCCATATTTCTAACTGCTTAACCGCTGGGCTCATACTCGCGAAGCCTTGGCCGTATGGCTCTACCGGTAGGCCCTCCTCTGCAAGCTCCGCTATTAAGCTGCTACTGTTCCACCTATCAAAAGCAATAGCCTTTATATTGAACATCTCCGCAGCTTCGTAAATAGCCTCGCTAATATATTTATAGTCCGTTACGTTGCCCGGTGTTACCGTTAGCTCGCCTTTACCTATAAATTTATTATAGTCGGCACCCGTTTTACCTTGGCGCCTTTCTACCGCTGCCTCAGTTACCCAGCTATAAACCACCGTCTTAAAAGGTTCGCCTTCGTATACCGGCGGGAAGATCAACACTAGCGCCGTTAAATCCTCAGTACTCGCAAGGTCGAGCCCCGCGTAGCAGTCCCTATCTTGAAGGTCTGCGAGCTCGTAGCTTTCCGCGCAGCTCATAAAGTCCTCGTCGCTAACCCATCTTACCTCGCTGGTCGTCCATTGGTTTAGGTGTAAGCGTCTAAAGGTATTCTCGTAAGTTACTAGCGCTTTAGCCTTTTGAGCTTGCGCCTTTATATAGTCGTCCTTTATCGTTACGCCGTAACCGGGGTTAGCCTTGCGCCAAGTCTCCGGGCTAAGTATATCGTCGTCCGGCTCCGCCTCGTAGATATGCGGGTAAAAGGTAGGGTCCTCTATAATACCGTCCCTTACTTTTTTAGCGTAGTCGTAAACCTCGTAGCATATACTTTCCTTATTACTTCCAGCTGTGGAAATACTAAAGAAGAGCGGCTGCCTTCTCGCTCCGCTCGCTGTCTTCATTACGTCGTAAAGCTCTCGGTTAGGTTGGCTGTGCAGCTCATCAAATAAAACCGCGTGCGCGTTATAACCGTGGGCCGTGTCAGCGTCAGCGCTTCGCGCTTGTATAAAGCTGCCGTCCTTAGCTACGATACTGTTACGGTAGACCTTTACCTTATCCATAAGAAGCGGGGACTGTAGGACCATCTGCTTTTGAATCTCGTGAATCATTCCAGCCTGCCCGCGATCAGCTGCACAAACTATAATTTCTGCGCCGGGTTCGTTATCCGATACAAGTAAGTAAAGCCCTAGAGCTGCTAAGAAGTTGGTCTTACCATTCTTACGCGGCCAAAAGAGGAAGGCCTCGCGCGTAATGCGTAGGCCGTCCTCATTCACGTTACCGAATATATCGCTTATAACTTCCTTTTGGAAGGGCTCTAGCTTAAAGGGCTGCTTAGCTAGCTCTCCTTTTACGTGGGTTGTAATTCGCTCTATAAACTTTATAACGCGCTCTGCTTTTTGCTGGTCGTACATTGGTTACATTTCTATAATGTCATCTATATCTAGAGTGCGGCCTTCCGGGCGCTCTAGCTTGGACCTACTCGCGGGCGTTAGCCCGAATTCTATTAGCATCATTCTAATACGCCGCCACGCGTCCGAGCTTTGAGCTGCGGCCGGGTGCGGCTTTAGAACCTTAGCCCCATTACTTGCGAAGGTTTCATATATACGGCCTTCTTTCATAAGCTTGAGCTCGGCGCTGTACCACTCCTGGTAAGCCATAGCTAAGAGCTCTAGGCTGGTGTCGTCTACCGTACTTAAGAGCCCCATACTATGCAGGTGCCCTACGCTACGCTCGTACATCATTTTTCCCTTTGCCTTTAAAAAGCTGGGGGCAGTATTTGTAGGTTTAGCCTTTGTTACCGTTACCGGGTTCTCCGGTGCTCGGTCTTTTCTAGCCGTTCCTCTTTTCTTTTTAAGCTCCTGCGGTGCAGGTCTTCTACCTTTTGGCATTTGTTAAATTTTTAACACTTTGTTCTATTCCTAACTTCCGAACCAAATTTGACACTATAAAAATGTGGC